CTACGTGTACGACACCGTGGTGTTCCCCGCTGGCGCTGGGCGGGTGGTAGTCGTGCTGGTCCTAGCTAGGACTCTGCACGCGCCTCTCTGGATCTGTGCGGCTTTGTTGCCCGACCTGCCGACCTACAGGGTGAGCAGGATGGGCGTGGCTGCCCAGGGCGACTTCCTCATCGGGGAGTTTGGCCCTGTCGGGTCCCGTAAGGTGTTCGTGAAGTCGGGGGTGAACCTCGGAGAAGAGGCGGTGGGGGTCAGCCCCAACCTCTTCAAGACCCTGTCGATTGCAGCGAAGATCCCCAACACCGATCGCAAGGTGGCGGGTTTCGAGCTGTTGCCATCCGCCGTCGAGCGGTTGGCCAGGGCCGCCCAGGAGAAGGTGAGCACCCACGGGTGCTACGTGTTGTCGCAGTACTTCACGTCGGCGTACAAGCCGCACCAGTTTGTGAACTACCAGAGCCGCGGGGCAAACCTTCTTGAAGAGGGCAAGCCCACCGCTGTGGTCGCAGCTGTGCCGCTGAAAGGTGGCCCCGGCTGTGCTCCCGTGAGCAGCCAAAACAACGAGGCTCGAGCCCTGCAGGCTCGAATCATCGCGGTTGCCAACAAGGAGGAGTTCGCGGACGACCTGGTTCGATTCGGGGAGGAGTTCGCGGAGCTGGTTATTCCGACCCCCCACAAGGGCGTGCCCTGGGACATGACGGAACTGCGAGAGAAGCAGAACCGGCCTGCCCAGCGTGCCCGCAGACTGAAGGAAGAGCAGCACCTCCCAGACCTCAGGGAGAAGCTGCACACGACGTCTTTCCAGAAGAGGGAGACTTACCCAAAGGTGGGTGACCCAAGGCTCATCAACCAGGTGCCGACTGACCACACCAATCGGTTGTGTTCATTTTCTGGTGCCATCAAGGCAGGGCTGAAGGGGACCAACCGGAGGTGGTACATGGTCGGCAAGACGCCGGGGCAGGTCGCGTCGGGGCTCAAGGGCCTCCACAAGGCCGCCGGTGAGCTGGTCGGTGGCGATTACAGCAGGATGGATGGTCGGACGTCGGTGTCGTACAGGCGCCACGTGCTTAGGCCAACATACCTCAGGTATTTCGCGGAGCAGTACCACGATGAGCTTGACGCCCTCCTTAAGAAGGAGGAAGGAGCGTCCACCAGCACCAGGAATTTCGGGGAGCGTGCCGCCATGGGCGGCGCCAACCTGTCGGGATCTGGCATCACCACGGACCTCAACACTCTGGATGCGGCCTTTAATGAGTATGCAGCCAGGCGCAGGGACG